ACTAATGCCACAAAAGCATCTGCTATTTCAATCTTAGTTTGTAAAAACTGCTGATTTAACTCTTGAACTTTTTTTAATTCTTCGTCTTTTAATTTTGCCATTTTATTTAATTTAAATTGTTATACATATTACAAATATAGTGAATTAAAACTATTGTTAGTTTGAAAAAAACAACTCTTCTTTATTGTCTGCTTTTAATTCAGAGACATGAAGCTCACAAATAGAAATAATCTTATCTGTGTCATCTTTAATCCAACTCAATACTATGTCTTGAAATTCATCTGAATCCTCCCATTCAACAAAATTATCTTTATCAAAAGTTAAATTTTTTACACCACCCATAGAGTGTGCAAATTCTCCATCTTTTGATTCAACAAGATAGTGTACTTCTTCAATCACATGATTTTTTTCTTCAAAAGATTTTAAAGCTTTTAAAGATATTATTTTTACATTACTTACTATTGCCATAATTTTAAATTTATTAAGTTACAGTTGTATCTACATTATTTACAAATCCTGCAGTTACATTTATTTTCAAATATTCTATTCTTACATACCAATCCATAGTAGCGTTACTAACAGTAGTTGATGTTCTAAATCTTAAGGCTTGGTTTTTTAACCCATCCCAAACTACAGTAGGATTTTCATTGATAGTGGGTAATGGAACTGGTCTGCCCCAATACCACTCACTTGCAGTACTACAAACCCCTCCAGCCATTACAGTTATAATTCTTCTTTGACCACAGTTACCACTTGGGCAAAAATAAAAAACTGCTCCAGCTGTATTTCCACTGGCCCATCCTGAACCAGGTTGTCCTGAGCCCCTATAAATAAATATATTTGTTGGCCAAAGAACACTGTTAGTCCCTGGGTTTGAAATTATTATTTTTCCATTATCACTTGTTGCACTATTTAAAGCGGATGCTGCTATTTTTACTGTTACTATTCTTTTGTCTTGTACTATTTTACCGCCATTACCAAACGCAGCACTATATTTTGGTTGATTTTCTGATGAAGTTATTCCAAAGTAATTACCTGTAGCTCCACCATAATTACCCATCTTAACATACTTGCCACCTGGATTTGCATTTCCATCTACATATAAATTTTGTTCTGTAGTATCTCCAACATTTAATTGGTTTCTAACTCTCATTGTGCCATTAACATCGAATGCAGCACCAGGGCTCGTTGTTCTAAATCCGACCTTCCTATTAACAGTGTCTAAATATAATGTTGAATTATTGGAAGCATCAAGACCTAATTGTATCACACTTCCAGTGTCTGATATTTCAGAATTAGTTATGGTTGAAGAAGTACCAAATTTTGATAAGAAGTTAGCCGTACCTAAACCAGTTATTCCACTACTACCACTTGATGCAGCAGTTATTCTACCCTTACCATCTACAGTTATATTTGCATTTGTAAATGAACCTACATTTGAGTTTACTGTAGCCATGGTTAAAACTACTGATTGGTTTAACGCTGCACTACC